CCAAGCTCTTTAACAGCTTGCATAGTAAGAGACATCTTAACTTTAGCTCTATTAACTTCAGTATCTTGACCTACTATAACAAATTGATATGTTGCTTTAGGGTGGTCTTCAAGTTCTTTCATTGAAGGTGCAATATAATTCTTATTTGCTAAAAGTATCTTATATCTTATGTAATCTTCAGGATTACTTAAATCTAAGTGTAAATCATCTTTTGTAAGTGTTACTGAATTAACACAACCTACATTAGAATCATCCCAATAATTATTTGTAGTTTTGTAAATACTTAAAGCATTATACTCTAAACCCATAATATTCTCAAGAAATTCTTTTTCGTTATCTGTAAGAATATTAACATAAGCACCATTTCGAAGTACAGGAACTACAAAAGTTCTTCTAGCATTCTCAGCTAAACCACCATATAAGATATGTCTAGGGTCTGTAACCATACCAGTTTCCTTTGTAATATGTCTTACAATAACCTTTTCATTCTTTAAACAAGACACTAATTTATGACTAGTTTCATGTCTAATTGGTTGTGGTTTAGGTTGTTGCTCTACTTGTGGTTCTTCCTTCTTTACTTCTGTCATAGGAACTTCCTCTAAATCAATATCAACGATCTCTTTTTTACTACTCTTCTTTGCCATTTTTCTCCCAATTAATAATTAATAATAAAAAAATAAGGTAGGGGAATAATATAATAAAGAAAGGAAGTGTTAGGGATTTTTCCCCTACCTTAAGTGTTATGAAAAAATTCATCAACCTTGCAGAACTGCAGGTATCAGTGATAAGGTTCTAGTAGGATCTAAAACACATACACCAAGTGCAGCATATCTATGGAAGATTGCACTATCCTCATCAAACGACATATGTGGATTACCAAGCTGTCCAGTGAAAGGATTACGCAGACCCCATTGATAACCTCTGATGTCTTCCTGACCTTTAATCTTGCACTTGAAGATATTAGGTTGGTCCATAGTACCAATATCCATAATATCAAATCTGTAAGACATAGCAGGACCACCAAGAGGATGCTGAATCTTATTTCTAACCTCATCGTCATACCAAGGATCAACCTCAACTCTAACAGTTACGTTGTTAGGAGCTTTGTACTCAGTAATCTGATAACCATAGCTTAATGCATTGCTGTGTAACTCTGAACTAGTTCTTTGAACAATCTTAGTAGAATTGTTGTCATAAATAAACTGAGTCCAACCACTCAACATATCATTAGCTGCCTTGTGGAATAAAGCTGCACCACGCTCACCAGTTTTAATAACAAAGGTTCTCTCACCCATACCTAACTTACTTACAGAGATATCATACAATGCTCTCTCAAGTAACTTAAGGCTGAAGTGGTTATAATAGTAAGTATTAGCGCACTCCATTTGCTCAAGCAAACCAGCACCCATCTTAATCACATTACCAGATTTACCAATGTTCATGTACTCACCATTCTTATTGCGGTTGCTTCTACCAAACATTACAAGGTTATCCTTGTACTCTTGGAATTGTAACTCAAGCTCCCACTCTACATAGTGCATCCAATAGTTAGAAGTATCCTTCTGCATCTTACCTTGAGCATCACGCTTAACCATAGGAATGCTCATAGCAAGCTTCTTGTTAAGCATAGAACCAGGAACTTTATGCTGAATTCTTACTCTAGAGAACTCATTTCTCATAGATACAGGAGTAACAAATCTGATATCACCAACTCTACGAGAAAGCTCTTTCTCTACAGGAGCATACTCAATGGTAAATCTCTCACCAACAAGTAATCTCTCAGCAGGAATACCATCAGTATTACCACCCATTAACTCAACACAATAAACAGCGTTAGTACCTTCAATCTTTGGCTCACCTAAGATTCTCATAGGATAAATCTCATTAAGATTACCTACAATAACCTCACCATCAGCAAACCAATCCTCACCAAATACTAAGTAGAATGGTTCAGTATTAGCACCTACGTTGTCTGCATCAGCACTAGCAATAACAGTACCATCGATAGTTCTTGCTTCAATCAGAGGAATACTGCGTCTTGCAGATCCTATGATATCCCAAGTGTATTCATCATCACTCTCAAACTCTTTGGTAGGAAGTGAATTAACGAAGCTAGCAAGCTTACCACCATTCTGACAAGCCAACAATCTAACCATTAACTGCGATGCCTTTTGTGGCATAGACTGATAAATTGCACTTATATGGTTATCTTTAGTGACTGAGCCTCTCCAACCTTGGAAGCCCATCATTTGGAATTTACCTAATTTTCCAGCCATAAAAATTAATTTTTACTAGTTATTATTATAAATCAATATCCCATCCTCTAAATGAAGTTTCAGGAGACTCATTCATAAGTTTAAGATTTCCACCAAATGTGCCTTTAGAACTACTACCTCTTAATGTATGTTCTAATTCTCTTAAACCCTTGTTTACTTCTTTCTTTACTTTACCTTTAATAAGACCTCCCATGTCTTTAAAACCATTAGTTAAGGTATAAGCAAGTCCAAAGTTCTTAAGGAATTCAGTCCTATTTTCATTAGCATATCTTTGCAATTCAGTGTACTGCATTCCTGTTTTTTCATCTGTATAAGAAGGCTTAAAAATGTTATCTAAAATTTTCTTTCTAGTCTTCTT